GTCACCCCTGAATATACTATTTGAGATGAACTAGATACGATATCTGATGGAATTCCAGTCACCCCTGAATATACTATTTGAGATGAAGAACTAACTATACCAAGGCCTAATGATGTTAAATAACTACTAGTTGCATTAGTTAAATCATTAATACTAGAAGTTAATTCGTTTAACGATGTTATTGTGGCATACGAACTTAAATCTTGTTCATTTGTTGCGTCTATTATTCTTTGATCAAAAGATGCACTTGCACTTGTAAATGTACTCGAAGACAAAAACATCGACACATCTACACTTTGTGTTGGTAAATTCGTCAATTGACTTCCATCACCAATGAAATTAAGAGCATAAACAGAACTAGTGAAATATGCATCACCGGAAACACCTAAACTTCCACTAATATCGAAATTATAATTAGGATAAGGTTGATTGATACCTATTCTTCCATCCTCAACTGTTCCTTTAAATTCCACATCTTCTGGACCAGGAGAAAATGAACCAGTACCAAATATAATTCCACCTATATTAATTGAATTTTCTCTACCATCATCTAATGTTATTGAATTACCAATTATAATATTATTTTTTCCAATTGAATTATTTCCAAAAAAATTAGTACCAACTCTGTATCCAATTAAAACTGAGAACGCTGAATTTGATGATTGAAATCCCGCAGTATGTCCGATTAAAATAGAACCACTTGAATTAACCGCAGATAAACCCGCGGATGAACCAATAAAAATTGAATAATGAGCATCTTCAGCCCCATTACCCGTATTATCACCAAAGAAATTGGAGTTATTTGCGTTTGTTGCATTGTAACCCGCAGAATTACCTATAAAATTTGAAAAATTAGCGTTAGGAGCAAAACGACCAGAATCATGTCCAATAAAAACTGAATCGTCAGCGTCAGAAGACCCCCAACCACTCTGACTTCCAATAAAAATTGAATTACTTGAACTATGCGCTAAATAACCTGAACCACTACCAATAAAAATACTTCCGTTAGCATCTGTTGCTTGATATCCACTTTCTAAACCAATAAACAAACCATCAACTAACGTAAAATTTGGACCCGCAGCCGGATTATTTGAGTATATTGTAGTACCAGTAAATAATATAGGTACAAGTGATGGAGGAATAAGTGTATTTTTTAAATTATCTAATGTTGTTTGATAAGTTACATCATTATCAACAACTACAGTAATACCACTTAATGTAGGGGACCCATTATAGGGTAATTCCGATATTTTTTTACTTGCCATTATTATAAATACTTTAATATTGCAACACGTTATTGTTTTCTGTTAACAAATATGATGAATTCTCAGATAAAATACCTTCAAATGAAAAAACCGATAAATTATCCTCACATATTTGTCCACATTCAATAATATTGTAATATGGTTTAGTTGAAACGATATAATGATGTTTTATATTTGGATAAATAAGAAAATCTTCAAAATATTTGACTCTTAATAAATTAAATTCAGTAGTGCCTGTGTGTAAATTATCAACACCAGATGTTCCACCCCCAAAAACTTGAACTATTGGATTCGCGGAATTTCTAACAGATGGAATTATTTCCTCCCAATCATTTAATTTATAAATTGGTTTTCCGTTTAAATAAATTTTTAGTGTACCAAGTCTATTATTTCTTTCTGAGTTCCATTTTTTATTCAGAACCTCAACTATAGTGTAATCCTCGGTCGCTCCAGTTAATACTTCATATGGATTTGTTACAGTCCATCCGGTTATCAAATCATTTGAACCTCCACTATTCAGTATATCACAATCGGTGTATTCGTTATTTCTCTTAAATGTTACAGTGATGTTAAAATCTTCTGATGTTCCACTTGTACATAATACCTCTGTTTGACCAGATGATATATAATCTATTTCAGTATAACCTGATACAGTTTCACAAAAACCTGAATATCTGTGAGATTTCCACTGTATTCTACCATCATTAGTAAAAGAAAAAGATAAATTATTGTCTAAATAATTTAATGGGTCTGTTTCATCTTTAATACCCCAATAATAAAAAGTACTTCCACCACTCCACGGAAGATTATCTCTGTTAAAAATAAAATCCAATGTCCATCCTCTTTCTGTTCTTCTTCTAACCGTAAAATCACAAGAATCAATATGAGTATATTGTGAATTTATCTCAATTTCCCATGGTTTTATGTTATTTACGGACGTATCTAAACAAGAGGAATCTATCACCAAAGAAGAATATGTTATTTCTTTTGTGTAATCGATTACATCTAAATCTAAATCTCCATCTATTTTATATAATTCGTAATCATAAAACTCCGAATAATCTAATTTGACATCAAGTTTAGACCCCCAATACTTTAAAATATTTTGAGTATTCATCTTCACATAAATATCTTTCATAAGATTTGATATTTATATAAAAAGTGATTTATATGAATAATTTTATAAAACAAGTTATTGAGGAGAAATTTGAGTCAAAAGCGCAACAGAGATTTTTTTACGCTCAAGCAGGTAAAAAGGGAAAAAAAGGTAAGAAGTGGACTAAATGGGCTAAAGAGTTTTCTAAAAAAACAGATTTTTCAAACCTACCTGAGAAAAAAGAGGTCGATGAAATCGTAGATGAGGTGGGTAATATAAAAAGAGGTAAAACACCGCTAGATATTAATAAAAAGGGTATTAGTCAGAAAAAAACAACTGACCAAGTAGTTAAAGCAGCCGCTGGATCAATGGGTACTCATGGTGTTCATGGTACACATACATCATTAAGATATTGGGCGGAATCCGATATGAGTAAAGCATTAGGGTATAAAGAAACCCTTAAACAAGACGCTGACTATGATGACGCAGAAAAACATTTTGAAAAAGACTTGGGATTAAGTGATGACGAAGCTAAAGAGAGAATGGATCAAATGGGATATGATGAAGATTTACCAGACGATAAAGTTAGATTAGTGGAAAATCCAAAAAAATTCATAGAAGAATTTATTGAAAGTATATTATCTAAAAGAACAAAAGACGAAGAATTAGTTAAAGAAAAAACCGGAAAGATTACTCCAATAATAAAAAGACAATTAAATTCTTTAAAAAGTTCAATGGAAAGTGAAGGACTTTCCATAGAAGAAATTACTGAATATCTTAAAAATAATGAATAAAGAATTAAAAAATAGCGTTTTTGATATCCCACAAGATATACTAAATAAAATTAATCACACTGTGGTTAGTTTAAATGGGAAAACTGTTAAAGGATGCCAGAGAGCTAAAAAACTTTTATCAGATAAAAAAGTAAAATATGGACAATTAAAAAGAATTATCCACGATTTACAAAATATTGATAAAATTAAAGAAAAACAAAGATATGATTTGTATGGGGGAGATTTAATGTTTAACTGGGGTAAACAATATCTTAAAGGTGAGAGAGATTTAATAAGTAACCGTAAAGAGTCGAAAAAGAAATCGGATGAAATTACCAGTATGACTGGGGAAAGAAAAAATGCGTTTTTAAAAAAACATAAAAAAAGATTTAATTTTAAAATACCGACTAATTTAATAAAAAGTAATTCACATAAATCAACAATAACACCATTAAAATCTTTAAAACTATATGAAGAATTAAAGAAAATAAAAAAATTAATTTTATATTGATATGGCAACACAGTTAGAAAAATTATCAGAAAAATACAGACAAGAAAGTATAGCTAGAAATGAATATAACTCAAACTATTTATACGATTCAAATAATAGAAACGCGTTATCTGATGGTGATGAAAAAGGTAAAGGAGATAATAATGGACAAGTAGGTTCGTCAACCGATATTAATGCAAGAACTGAATCAATTGCCAGAAATCCATACAATAAAAATAATGGATATAATTTAAATAATTTAAATGCGTTATCTGATGGTGATGAAAAAGGTAAGGGTGAGAATAATGGTAGTATAGGGTCTAGTGTTGATATCCTAAACAGAATTGACAATTTAGGGAGAAATAAATATAACAGTAATAACGAATACTCATCAATTAACAGAGACGCATTATCTGACGGAGATGAATTTGGTAAAGGGGAAAGTAACGGTAGCATCGGTTCATTAACAGATATCAATAGAAGAGTAGATAACGTCGCAAGAAATATTTATAATGACCAAAAAGGGTATCCTGATTTTTAATGGAGTTAAATAATACCATATTCAAAATTTTAAATGAACAATCGGTTTTAAAAACAACAAAAACTAAACCAATTGTTGATGCAATAAAAAATAGAAAAAAAATTAATTTTTTTTATACCGGTCCACAAAAACCAAAAAAAGATAGTGTAAAATCTGGTAAAAGATATAAAGTTGAACCAGTAGCAATTGGATTAAGTAAAAAAGGTAATTTAGTTATAAGGGCATGGGTAGAACCACCATCAGTTTCTAAAAAAGGTTTTGATAAAACTAATTGGAGAACTTTTATGGTGGGTCGAATGACTTCTGTGGAGATAACAGATGAAACATTTGACAATAAAAGACCAAATTATAAAGAGGGTAATGATAAATCAATGTCAGTAACTTATGTTACTTCGGATTGGACTAGATTATCACAAACTAAAACCCCCGAAAAACCAGTTAGTAGAACCCAGCCAACTACACCAGAAAAACCTACTGAATTACCACAACCAAAAGCTAAGGAAAAACCGGCAATAACACCAGATGAAAATATTAAGAAAACTGAAATATTCAATAACTTAAAAAGAAAAATAAAATCTGAAAACAACAACAGAGTTATTGATTTAAAAGATTTTCAAGATGCGGTAAAACAATTATATAAAGTTAAGGAAGATAATTGGATAACCACACAAACAAATATTGGAGGTAATACCAGACCAGGTGAAGGAACAAGAAATAAATTTAATAAATCGGCAGAAACTGATTTAAAATCTTTAATGGATAAAGAGAATATAAAAATTAGTGGTGAAAATATATCAGAATCTATTAATAGAATTAAAACTTTAATGTTATTATAAAATATAATACTATTACTATAAATATTTATAACTATGTCACAAGAAATTAAAAAAATATCACCAGATGAATTAATGGGAAAACTAGTCATGGCTAAAAAAGTTATGGATAAAGTAGAAACTGGTTCATATGAAAAAGGAAATATAAATCAAGATTTATTAAAATTACCAACGGAACAAACTATAAGTGAGAATATAGAAAGAACACCATCGAAAAAGACCCATGGGGCACCGTCTGTAGAAAAAATAAAACAATCTAAATTACCAGATGCAATAAAGCGAGCAATGATTGAGAATCCAATACCCCAAATATCACTTAATGATACTATAGATATGGATATCGTTAAAGGTGCTAAAAAATTAATGGAAAGAGAAGGGATGATTAGCAAGAGTAATCAAGGACAATCTAAATCAAACACAGCACCTATCAATACTTCAGATTTAATTGAAACAATCACACCAATTATTGAAAACGTTGTCAGGAAAGTAATGGACGAGAAATTAACACAAATTCTAACCGCACATCAAACGGCAAGTATGAATGAAAATTTAGTACTTAAAGTTGGTGACTCTATATTCAATGGTAAGATTACAGGGGTTAAAAAATCCAAATAATAGATTTTGTTTTTTAATATTTTTTTCATATTATATAGACATACATAAAAAATAATGTCTAAAATAAAAATATTAGCAATCCCCCCAGATGTACACGGGGTCGGTAAATTTAGAATAACAGATCCATATAAGTATATTGGGGATAATTACGCCAATGAATTCCATGTAGATTTGGTTTTTAATTTATTAAATGATGATAAATCATTTGACGGATACGATGCGGTCATATTCCATAGTTTTATTCATCAAACAAATCATGATGAAAACTTAAGAAGAATTAATTGGTTAAAAAAACAAGGTATAAAAGTAATCATGGACATTGACGATTTTTGGTTTGTAGACCAAAGACACCCAATGTATTTTAAAATAAAGGAATCAAAAATCGGAGAACAAAAAGTAGAAATGTTAAAATTATCCGATTATATTACCACAACAACATCTGTATTTGCACAAACAATAAAAGATAAATTAAATGTAAAAAATGTTTTGGTTTTTCCAAATTCAGTAAATGAAGATGAACAACAATTTAAAATAAATCCCACTAAATCCAATAAAATAAGATTCGGATGGTTAGGGGGGTCGTCACATTTATATGATTTGGAATTATTACAAGGTGGTATCTCTCAAACTATAAATTCTTTTAAAGATAAAACTCAATTTGTTTTATGTGGTTTTGATTTAAGAGGTAATGTTACTGAAATAGAAAGAGAAACGGGAAAAATGAGAACTAGACCAATAAAACCATTGGAAACTGTTTGGTATAAATATGAAGAGATTTTTACCGATAAGTATAAATCAGTAGATGAAGATTATAAAAAATATTTAATGCAATTTATTGATCAACCATATAATGATTTAGATAAACCATATGTTAGAAAATGGACAAAAGAAATTACATCATATGCTTCGAATTATAATTCATTTGATGTATCTTTGGCACCATTAGTTGAAAATAATTTTAATTCAAATAAATCACAATTAAAAGTGATTGAAGCGGGTTTCCATAAAAAAGCGGTAATTGCCAGTCATGTTAAACCATATACTTTGGATTTAATCTCCGCACTTAATGATGGTAAATTTAACGATAAAGGAAACGCATTAGTTGTTCCACCATCAAAGAATCATAAAGAGTGGGGTAAACACATGAAGAAATTAATTGAAAATCCAAACATGATTGAAGATTTGGGTAATAAACTTTATGAGACAGTAAAAGACAAATATTCATTAAAGAATGTTTGTGCTGATAGAGTAGAATTTTTTAAATCAATTATAAACAAATGAAACAAACGGCAATAGAATGGTTACAAGAATGTTTAAACATTCACCTTACATATGAACAACAAATACAATTTGAAGGATTCTTTCAACAAGCCAAAGAAATCGAAAAAGAACAGATTATATCTGATTGGATTGTACAAGACAACAAATTCCAAAGAATAGTAGCAGAAGAATATTACAACAAAACTTACAAAGGAGAAGAAATAAATAACGAATAAAAAAATCACTTAAAACCAATTAAAATTATGTATTATTTAGTAACAATCGGTTATGAAACCGAACAAATGGACCGAAACGGAAATCCCCGTCTACAAAAAGTTAAGTATGTTTTCCAAGCTGAGTCAGTAGAAGAAGCATCAATACTTGCTTCAAAGTATGCTTCTGGCGACACTAGAGGAAGTGAAGTAATTGCAATTGTACAAATGCCAATTGAATGTGTAATAGACCCTAAAAATACCCCTGAATATTATAAAAAATAATCTATGGAATTCTACAGTAGAGACGTACAAATTTTACGCCAATCACAATCTAAATTGGCTATCGAATATTTAACATCATTAAACATTACTCCTTCAGTTGAAGAGTTACAGAGAATGACAGACATTCTAGTAGAATGTTGTCTTCGTCCAGTTGATGATGAATTAAGAGGAAGAATTAAAAAATTAGATAAATGGATTGTTGATAAAAAAGAAGTTATAAAATAAAATGGATAAAGACCAGATTGAAGAATACATTAAAAAATTAACCTTAATCGAAAAAGAATTAACAGACGAAGATTCTATTGACTTTGAATATGCCAAAGATTTAGATAATCTTTTAAATGTTTTAAGAAATGATGCAATCGCTTCTAGAAGTGGTGAATTTATTAATACTCTGTCAATAAAAATTAAAAAATTACACCCAAATGCGGTGATACCAACATACTCAAAAGAGGGAGATGCTGGTATGGATTTAGTCGCGACAGAAATATTAAACGAAACCACCGAACAAGTTAATTATGGAACGGGTATTGCTCTAGAAATTCCATATGGGTATGTTGGACTTGTGTTTCCTCGTTCATCTATTAGAAAATATGACTTATCTTTAACAAATTGTGTTGGTGTTATTGATAGTGGATATAGAGGCGAAATACAAGCAACATTTAAAAAAACAAATTGGTTAAAAGGTGATTCTTCTGAAAAATATAAGGTTGGTGATAGAATAGCTCAAATTATTATTTTACCCTACCCAAGAATTCAATTTGTTGAAAGTAATCAATTATCCGATACAGATAGGGGTAATGGAGGGTTTGGTTCCACAGGAACATGATATTTATAGGATAATAAACTTTTTAAATTTACATTTTTGAAAACTAAAAATAAAACAATAGAGGAATTCAAAACACCACATAAAGAAAGAATAAGACAGATAATAAAAAAACCCAAAGAAAAATTTCTAACTAAATCACAAGAAGAATATTGGAAAATACTTGATGAAAATCAAATTACTCTTTGTTTTGGACCTGCGGGTGTAGGTAAATCATATATCGCGATGAAAAAAGCGGTAGAGTTACTTTGGGATGAAAATAACAAATACGAAAAGATAATAATAGTTAGACCAGCAGTTGAAGCGGAAGAACATTTAGGTAGTCTTCCAGGTGGTATTGAAGAAAAATTAGACCCGTATATCTATCCATCATATTACCTATTAAATAAAATAATTGGTAAAGAAGCAAGAGAATCTCTAAAAGAACTTGGTTATATTGAGGTAGCGGCATTAGCTTATATGAGAGGGTGGAATGTTGATAATACAATTCTTGTTTTTGAAGAAGCTCAGAATGCAACGCCAGCACAAATTAAATTACTCTTAACTCGTATTGGATTTAATTCAAAATTCTTTTTATCTGGTGATTTAGAACAATCAGATAAATTTAAAGATAAGACAAAATCAGGTCTATATGACGCAAAGAAAAGATTGGTAGGAGTAAAGGGAATTGGTATCTATGAATTCGGTCACTCTGATATTGTTAGAAATCCAATCATAACGGAGATACTTAAAAAGTACGAATAATAAACTCATTTTTGCTCAATAAACTCGTTTAGTTTATTAACATAAAACGAGTTTATTATCCTGCGTATCATTTACTTATAAAAATTTAAATATTATATTTAATTCATGGAAATTTTTATAAGTATTGACGGTGTAATAAGAAATACCATACAAAAATTTGATTATCATTATAATGACGCTTACTTATCTTCTGAATTTGAAAATCCAGATAATTTTGAATATGGTATAATTGAACCAATTAAAAATAATAATTTGATGGATTCATATAAATTCCAGTCAAAGGAAGAGTTTGAATATTTCTTTTATATCGAATACCCAATTGAGATATTCGGACACGCGGGTCTTAGTTATTCAACAACTTTTACGGATTTAAATAAACTTATTTATGACCACCCAGATTATAATTTTACTTTAATAGGTTTAAATGAATTAGGTAAATCTAAACCAGCCACATTATTCTTTTTATCAAAAAATGGGTTTTTAGGTAATAATATAAAATTTATAAAAAGTTTCGAAATAAGTCAAAAGTGGGAAGAATGCGATTTTTGGATTACGGACTCAAAAGAAATAATAGACTTATGTCCCCAAAATAAAACGGCAATAAAATTCAATACAACATATAATAAATTCTTTACATGTGACACAGAAATAAATAAATTAACAGAAATAGAAAATGTATGGTCGAAATATTTGGAAAAAACTACTATATCAACATTGACGGTATCTCAGAAAAATGTAGAACCGGAAATACAGTAAAAACAGATGAGGGTGGAGAAACTTTTGAAATAAACATATTTCAATATGAAATAATCAAAATGTGTCTCGAAAGAATCCTAAACGATATTGAGGATGTTGATGAAGAAATGGGAGCGTTTGGACAGACTGATACAAGTATTTCTTTCAAAATAGCTTTTAATACACTAATAAAAAATCAAATATTAATAGAAGATGATGAATAAAAATGTCGAAGTTTTAGAATCAGCATTAAACAGATTACTTTCAAACGAAAGTTCAGTTTATTTTTTGGTATATGATACCAAAAATAATGCTAGGGCATCCGTTAAATATATCTACGATTTAGCGTTAACTCTCAGAAATAATGGATTTAATTCCAAAATACTAACAGAAGATAACACATATAAAGGTGTTTCAGTATGGTTAGGTGATAAGTATAATGATATACCTGTCAATTCAATAAAAGACGATAAAGTTGAATTAAAAGTAGATGATGTAATTGTTGTTCCAGAATATTATTCAAACATAATGGAACAATTGTCCAACATTAGATGTGTAAAAATAATGTTAGTACAACAAAAAGACTATATGTTTGATTCACTACCAATTGGTAGTAGATTTAGTGATTATGGATTTGATAGAATCATCACAACAACTGAAGCTTCTAAAAAATTTATTTTAGAATATTTTCCAGAATCGATAGTTTATGTTATACCCCCAATGATTGGAGATAATTTTACACCATCAACAAAACCATTAAAACCATATGTGGCAATTAGTTGTAGAGATAGAGTTACACATAGAAAACTAATATCACAATTTTATTTAAAATATCCACAACTAAGATGGATTACTTTTAGAGATATGGTTCAATTAACATATGAAGAATTTTCAGATTCATTAAAAGAATGTATGGTATCTCTATGGGTTGATGATGAATCAACTTTTGGTACTTTTCCATTGGAATCAATTAAATGTGGTGCACCTGTTGTTGGTAAAATTCCAAATACGGAACCAGATTGGTTAACAGAAAATGGTATGTGGACATATGACACCAATAAACTTGTGGATATATTGGGTACATATATTTTAGCTTGGTTAGAGGGTGTTGAACTAAATGATGAAGTAAAAGATAAAATGAAAGACACCCTATTACCGTATATTTCATATACAACTGAAAATAATATTTTATCCGTATTTAATTCATTTAAAAATAAAAGAGTAGACGTATTAAAAAACACATTAGATAAATTAAAACAAGAAGAGACCGTATGAAAAATATAACAGTATTATTACCTATTCATATTATTAATGATTATTACAAAGAATTACTTGACAATGCAATTAGTTCTGTGGAACAATTTTATAATGATGTTAAATTAACAATTATTTGTCCTCCCGATGTTTCTAAAACCATCACAAGTAATTCTGATAAATTAGAAATTAAAATTCTAGTAAACAATGGATTAACAGATTTTTGTTCACAAATTAATAAAGGAATTGATGATTGTGACACTGAGTGGTTCAGTATATTGGAAGTTGACGACGAATTCAATCCCGTATGGATTAAGTCAATGAATGAATACATGAGAGAATACGACGATGTTCAAGTTTTCTTACCTATTGTAAAAGATGTTAATGTTGATGGTAAAATAATAAGTTTTACAAACGAATCCGTATGGGCGTATGGTTTTAGTGATAAACAAGGATTCCTAGATAATGAAATATTATTAGATTTTCAAAATTATCAAATAAGTGGTGGTGTTTACAAAACCGATAAAATAAAAGAAATGGGTAAATTAAAAGAAAACATAAAATTAACATTTGGTTATGAATTTTTACTTAGACTAACTCATAATGGAGTAAAGATTATGACTGTACCGAAAATTGGATATCAACATGTCAATTTTAGAGAAGAGTCATTATTTTGGAGTTACAAAAATGATGAAAACACTAAACTATCCGAAAAAGAAGTTAAGTTTTGGTTAGAAACAGCAAAAAAAGAATTTTTCTTTAAAAATAAACGAGATATAAGTTATGTAGAATCATAAATGCCTAAAAAAAGAACCCAAAAAATGTATTTTGGGGAGGACCAAGAAAAAGCGGTTGTCAGATATATAGAATCTAATTCCGAAGAAGAAAGAAATAAGATATTCAATGAATATTTAAGGGACCCCCTAATTATAATGGTAGAAAGTATTATTCGACGTTATAAATTGTATAGAAAAGATTTAGAATTTGATGAGATACATAATGATACTATGTCTTTTTTAGTTACTAAAATCAGCAAATTTGACCACACAAAGAATACTAAAGCATATTCTTATTTCGGAACTATTTGTAAAAATTATCTAATGGGTTCAATACAAAAAGATACCAAAGAGAAAAATAGAAATATTTCATATGACGATATCTCAAGTGAAATTGAGGAAAATTTGGAATTATCATACGTAATTGATGGACATGAATTAGATTATAAATTTGTTATAATAAAATTTACAACATCTTTGGAAAATTTTATTGAAACCGAAAAACTAACATCTGATGAAAAAAAATTAGGATACGCACTAATTGAAATTTTTAGTAATTTTGATAAAATATTCCAAATAGGTGATGGTAATAAGTTCAATAAAAATCTCATTTTACTATCACTAAGGGAAATGACATCCCTATCCACAAAAGAGATAAGAATATCACTAAAACGGTTTAAAAAATTATATGAGGGTATTTTAGATAATTTTTTAGAATAAATCTATTTATTATTGTATGAAAAACAGAAAAAATATAATATCATTAGAGGTTGACTCAGCATTAGCCCTAATGCAGGAGATTTATAACGATATTGTAGAACAAAAGAATACGGCATCGTTAATTATGAAAAAAATGTTAGCTTTTATGAAAGATTCTGAGGATATGAGTGTAATTGGACCAGTAATAAAAGAACAACAAAAGATACTTAACGAATGTACTGAAAAGAAAATTTCACTAGTTAAATTACAAAGTTTACTCTTAAAAAATTCATCCGGGTCATCTAAAAACATGCCATTAGGTAAAATGACATTAACCGAGGAAGACCGAGAATTAATCGATAAACTTACAAATGACCTAACAAACGAAAAATCTGACAATTATAATTTATAATTAATATGTTAAAAAGAACAAGAAATGAGATTAAATCTAAAATAGAAACCATCAAAAAAATTAATGATGACCCAAAACTCATTTCTTCAGATAACATATATGATAAGTATTTAAATGATTTACCAACTACAGACCAATTATTTGGAAAAAAACTAGACGCATTTTTAGATAAGAGAAAAAAGAAAATAGATAATAATAAAGATATATTCGGGGAAATGGTCGATATCGCAGACTCATTTCTTGGGATAGATAAAAAAAATACTAAATCTAGAAAAAATGTATCTGTTGACAGTTCGGATAAATTAGTTACAAAATCTAAAATAAAAAGATATGCGGTAGAATCCGCAGAAATTGCAACATCGTCATATAGAAAAACAATTTTAAATAATGTTAAAAAAATATTGTTTGCTGGAGATGGAATATGTGGTGGTAATTCAATTTTAAATGTCGATTCTGTTAATTTAAGTCCAAAAGAATTTGATTTAACTAATACCTTAACAATTAACCCAACTAGTAATGTTGGTAAAATTGTTTATGAACCACAAAATCCAAATATAAATAAACAAAAAGTTAATAGAGAACTATATAACTTATTTTCTTCTGGTAGTTATAATTTCGTAACTAATAATAACAATACATTATTTACAACATCCTGGGATCAATCTAATCAACAATTCATGATTTCAGGATTGACACAAACAGGACCAAGTATTCAAGTTGATAGTTTTTTAAATGATTACTATTCCTCAATTGAATTACCAGACATAAATAATATTGTAAAAAATTCTATGATGTTAACATTACAACCAGATACAAGTGCATCATCTGAATTTATTTTATCACAAAATGAAATTAATCGATTATTAAAAAAATTATTTTCAATATGTGGATCACAAACTAATAAAGAAACATTAAAAAATCAAAACGCGGTAGAACAATTTGAAGAAAATGACCAAGATTTAGAATTTTATTTTGACTTTGATAGTGTTGAAGGAATTGATTTAGACGATGAAGATAGTAAAGTAAGAAGAGTATTAAAATTTACAGATTGTAATAATTTTGAATTACCAGTAAATGATAGACATTTTGAAGATTTTGTTTATTTAACAGATAAACAAACAATAAATGATGTTGTAGATGGTGCTTTAAGTAAATCGGCATCAGATGCTTTTGAACAATCTGACGGGTCAATACCACTATTAAATTTTCACATATCAATTATGAATTCATTTATTATGAATTTACCAAAATCACTTATAATGTCAATATTATCACCAAAAATATTTTTACCGATTGTGATTTTATATAAAGTATTTAATTCCTTAACAAATGTTGTTGTGGAAATAAAAACAATTATATTAAAATTAAAAAAACTAATTTATTTAATTGTTAAAGAAATTTTTTGGAAATTCATTAGAGAATTTTGGAAAAGAATTAAAAAAGATTTGTTAATATTTTTAGAATTAATTATTTTTAATATTATCAAAAACAGATATAAAAGATATGTCACAATTGTAACAGCATTAATATTTTTATTAAAAAATATTTTACAAAATGGAATAGATAATTGTTCAGATTTATTCAATACAATTATTAATACTATAAATGGAACTCTATCAGGTGGAAGAGCAATAAATATACCCGGATTTTTATTGGGATTATCTGATAATTTACCGGGATATAGTCAAGATAGAGCGTATTTAAATATTGTTGAAAGATTAAATGCTGCGGGGATACCAACAGGACCAATTTATGGTGAAAGTAATGATTTACTATCTATAATAAAATCACATGTTGACGGTGATACGGAAGAAAGAGATAAAAACCAATTTATTAAAGGATCTAATAAAGAAGTACAAATAGGACCATATATTATACCTCCAGGAATAATCAATATTGCAGGTAAATCTTTTTAATATGGAAGTAAAAAAAATTTTTGAAATTGTTGGGGATGTTGAAAACAAATCAAATAAAGATTTATTAACTGTTATTAGTGAATTAGAAATTGAATTTAAAAAAACAAAAGAATTGATTATAGATTTAACACATCATTTAGAACGAATTGAAGATTTATATAATAAAACAAATAATGAGTTAAGCAAAAGAACCAAAAAATAATGAAAATAATTGATATAGGAATATGTGTAAATAACATAGACCCTAAAGGTATTGGTAGAATTAGATGTATTCGATATAATGATTACGTTGGTGAAAAAGAAAAATCAGTTAAAAATTATGAAGAATGGGATGACTATGACCCATTTGTTGCTTTACCATTTTTACCAAATAATATAAACTTCATCCCTGAAATTGGACAATCTGTTAAAATATTAAATTATAATACAGATAAAGAAACTGTAAACCAAGAATACATTGCGGGACCTTTTACAACAATGTATGATTATAATTCACAAAACTTTACCCAACAAGTTGAGAATACCACTTATGGTGTACCAATTAAACATAAACCAAATATTAGAAATACAAACGGAGGATATGATGATAGGGTACTGAATGCGTTTGCAAAAGAAACTGACCAAGCTTTTTATGGTAAGTATGGTTCTGATATATTATTCACTAATAATGGATTACAATTAAGAGGGGGGAAATTAAAATCTAAAGAAAATCTATCCGATTTAGTAAATCTTATTGATTACCCGTTGATGGCTAAAAAATCAGCAAATTTATATTTAAAAAAATTTCCAAATAAAGCTAGATTAGAAAATAGAAAAATAAGTAAAGTAAAACAAATAACAGGAAATTTAAATTTTATAGTAGAATATGAAATAACAAGTTTAACGGGATTAACCGATATAAAATTCTATGTATATAGAGTACTCAATCCAAACGCAATAAAATTTAAAACAGATTTTTTTAATCAAACAACTCCAATAACACAATCGGAAATAAAACTTATAAATGAGGACAACTCAAATACAACACCAACTTATACAATAACAGGTATTTCAATTGATAATGCACATTTAGAGATAAGAAACACTATATTTACAATACATGATAAAAGTTTAAATGAGTTATCCACAATTTACTCAAATGAAGATTTACATCCGTTTTTCTTTAGACCATCACAAAATTTCATCACATTAACCCCAACAAACGAAACAGAAAGTAGTAATAAAAATTCTATACTCAATACTGTGTATGTTTCAATAGTTGGACCCTCATCAGGTCTTATTTGGTCAAAAGACAGGATGACCCCAAAACAAGTATTTAACGAAGTCAATGAAAATGTTATGACTATGGAAAATAATAACATTGAACAGACATTCGGAGCAATTAAATCTGATAAAATATTCCTTTTGTCTACCGATACAAATGAAGTCGATAAAACAATAAATTTTGATGTTTTAGACAAATATGAATTAACTCAAGAAGATTATGTAAGTAAAATTGAACCAAATACATATTCAACAGTAAGAGGTGAAAATTTGGTTAAATATCTACGAGCATTATACATTGCTTTTGAGAATCATGTACACAATATTAATAAACCCTACGTTAAATCAGGGTACGACCCACATCAAATACTTGAAGAATTACATAAAACCCTAGAAAATGACATATTAAATAAATCAATTAAAATTAATTGATATTTATAGGTAAAAAGATGTCATATTTTCGTTCATATTTTGAAAAAAATAACACAATAATTAAAAAAACATCAGTTAACACGGCCAAAAACCCTACAACTGAAATTTTTTATGGTTCGAGTTTTTCTAAATTTATATTCAAAGTAGATTTTTCGGACTTAAAAAATAGAATAAATAGTGGTGAATTCGTTATAGATTCTAATACTAAACATTATCTAAAAATGACCAATACAATATTTGGTAATGAAACATTTTTAGGTGCCCCAAGAGGAAACTCAAAAAAAAGAGCCTCATCGTTTGATTTAATTTTATTTAAAATAAGTGAATTTTGGGATGAAGGTGTTGGTTTCGATTATGAATACGATTCAAATCACTCTACAATGGGAAATAATACCTATGATGAAAGACCATCGAATTGGTCATATAGAACTACGTTATATACATGGGAGTATGATGGTATATATAGTGATTCACCAGATATAGTCTCAACAATTCATTTTGATAATGGTAATGAAAATTTAAATGTTGACATAACCGACTATGTAAATGGTATCTTATTATCTGGTAATACTAACCACGGATTAGGTGTTGCTTTTAGCAATGATTATGAAAACATAAATCCAGACGTTGATAGGTCTGTAGCGTTCTTCTCAAAGTATACCCAAACATTTTTTGAACCATTTGTAGAGACTATTTTCGTTGATAATATTGTGGATAATAGAAATAATTTCATTGAAAAATTTGAACAAAATTTATTTCTATATGTTACAAAAACAACCAATTTCTATGATTTAGACACAACACCAACGGTTGATATATTAGATAGTAACGGATCACCAATTGATGGGTTAACGGGTCTAACTACAACAAAAATTAGAAAAGGAGTTTATAAAGTGACCTTTAGTTTTGATGGATTAAACTGTGATGGTAAAAAATTCTTCTATGATAGGTGGACAGGTTTAGAAATTGATACCGTATCAATTCCTGATGTCACCCAAAAATTCATACCTAAACCATTTACATCCACTTTTACAATTGGTGCAAATCAAACAGATTATAATAACTATTCCGTACAAATATCCGGAATAAAACAAAATGAAAAGATAAAAAGGGGTGAACTTAGAAAAATAGTTGTTGATTTTAAATCAATTAACACACCTAAAACTGAATTATTCAATGAAGTATATTATAGGATGTTCATAAAGGAAGGTAGAGTAGATGTTATTGTACACGAATGGACACAACTTGATGTAACAAATGAAAATTCATTCATGTTAGATACATCTATATATATTCCAAGAGAATATTACATAGAAATAAAAGGTAGAATTCATGGACAAGAAATCTTTTATAAAGAATTCATTAAATTTGAAATTTTATCAGAAAAATAAAAATATTTATATATTATGAAAACAATTAAATTAACCGAAACTCAAATAAAAAATTTAATCACTAATATTATTAGTGAACATCAAGAAACCGAAAACTATATGTTTTTTGGTAACATTCAACAAATGCAAAGACAATGTGAATTGTTAATGAATGAAAACCACGAACAAATAGATGAAATATTAAAGGAACATGATTGGGCTCAAGATCACATTGCGGAAGCTAAAAGTTTATTAGACCAAGTCTTTGATTTCCTTATGAATGAGACAAAAAAGACGGGTGGTAAAAGTAACATGTCACTTGGTTTTAAAGCCGACCCAAATACATTTAGTTTAAATGAAGAAAATCAAATTGATGAATCTAAAAATAAACCAACTAACCCTAAATTGTGGGCGGCTTGTTTATCATGGGCTAAATCAAAATATAAAGTTTGTCCAAGTGCCTATTGTAATGGCGCCGCCGCCAAACGATATAAATCAAAAGGTGGTAAGTGGAAAAAAGTAAAATAACATGAAGATACTAGTAAACGAAGAAGATTTAAAATACATTGAAGAATCCATAATGAATGGTGAGATTCTTAAAGAAGATTTAAAAAGATGGTTTAAAGAAAAATGGGTTGACGTTTCAAAAAAAGTAAACGGTAAATACCCCCCATGTGGTCGTAAAAAAGCTGACGGAAAATCATATCCTAAATGTAGACCTTCAAAGAAAGTGTCAAAAGAAACACCTAAAATTGCGTCTTCTTATGATAAGAAAGAAAAGAAGTCCATGACAGCTCAAAAAAGAAGAGCGGAAAAGAAAGAACCTAAATTGGGTAAAGGTAATAAACCAACATTTACTAGATTTGATGAATCTAAATTAGTTAATTTGGTCATTAATGAAATTAAAAATACCACCCCAAAACCACCATCATTAATTAACGAAGATTTAAGATACTCAGCATCAGAAGGTTTGTTATATCATTTAGATAATAATAGATTTTTAACTGAAAACGTATATAGAGTTTATTCAGATAAATTCTTTGGTTTATTTAACGAGGCTAGAGATTTATATAAATCTGGTGTATTAGAATTAAGTGGAGATGACGAAGAATTGATAAAGACGGATATTGGTAAAACTGGAATCTATGAAGGTGAAGAAGTATATCTTGATGTTCCATTTGTTGATGGAGAAGAAGAATACTTAGTTGAAGCTAAACATAGAGGAAGAAATGTTAAACTAAACAAACCTTTTAGAACACCAGGTGGACCTAAGAAATTTGCTGTATATGTAAAAACACCAAAAGGAACAATAAAAAAAGTTACATTTGGTGACCCTAATCTAAAGATTAGAAACTCCAATAAAAAAGCGGCAAAGTCATTCAGAGCTAGACATAAATGTTCACAGAAAAAGGATAGAACAACGGCCGGATACTGGTCATGTTCGGTGTCAAGATATCGTAAAGCATTAGGTATCAAATCATCTAATCCATGGTAAATAGTTTACCTTTTGATGAGAGATTATCAGGAGGATTTAATATTAGAACATTTAAGTCCGATGTTCCTGAAACCGAATTAAAATGGCATTTCGATAATGAAGACAGAATTGTTGTTTGTGAACACAATACTGACTGGATGATTCAAATAGATAATGAATTACCTAAAAAAATAAAAAACGGAGTCCCTATTTTTATTCCTGAAGGAATTTATCATAGAGTTATAAAGGGAAATGGTGATTTAATTGTTAAGGTTAAAAAATTGTAATCAATAATAGATAACCTCAACACCATATCTCTATTTACGAGTTATTGTCCATTCATACCCCATATAATTTGGGTTATTTTTAATATTTCTTTTGAACGTGGTTAAGGGTATTTTAAAATATTTTGACGCTTCTTTGAATGAATAAAATGTTTTATCTATAACATTTATCGTTACAGTATCACCTAAAGATTTGTTAATTTTATTTTCATAAATTTTTTTAAATTGAATAAATTTATGTTTTTTTCTTTCTAAAAAAATATTAGAATCTGAATAAATATAATCCAAAAATTTGATAACATTTCTATTCCCACAAATTCTCAAATCATAACAATTTTTATTATCATTAAATCTTTTACCTCTAGTTGTTTTAATCAATAAAACATTTGAAATAAATGATGAAAAATAATTATAGAATTCATTAGTACAGACAATATTAATTGAAGAATTGAGTGTATTTTTTACTTTATAGTATGTTAATGAACCATCACCATCAAAATAACCCCTGAGAAAATGTTTCAGTAAAATGTCATTAGAAAAAGTAATATTATCGGGCTTAGATGTTAAACTTTTATTTTGATGAACACCTAATTTTTTTAAATCCTCAACAATTTTTTTTCTTGTAATTAATAATCGATATTGATTACTTGTGTTTACCTCTTTTCTAATTATGTATTGTAATGGTTTATTTGTTTCTATCGATAATGTTAATTTTTCCAATATATCAACATCTGTTTCTTGTAATGAGATTGATAAATATTTTCTTTTATCATTTAAATATCCATCAGCAAAAATAATACCTAAAAAATAAGACTTATCCTCCGTATCGATATTTTCAAAATACTTTTCATTTATTTTATATAGTGGTTTCATACTATATAAATATATGCTATTTAATAATAATTCAATTTTACGTCACACTCCTTAAACATTTTTAATGTTTTGTTTTTAGATTCAACCCAATGTTCACCTTTAACATCATTTTGTGTATTTTTACAAAAAACTTCTTTAATTCCACTATTGATAATTAATTTTGCACATTCAGCACAAGGAATACCACAAGTTAAAAACATTATTGAATCTTTTATTGACACACCTGTTCTAGCGGCATTTACAATTGCATTTGCTTCCGCGTGTATCATAAAATAATATTTCTCGGGTCTTTCCTGTCTTTCCAATAAATTATCGTCCAGACCCCTTGGAAATGAGTTATATCCGGTAGATAAAATCTCTCTGTCTTTACCAACAATAACAGCCCCAATTTGGGTTGATTGGTCCTTAGACTTAAGTTTTACACTTTCCGCTATCAATAAGAAATATTCGGTCCAATTCATATTAATTTCTGATTTGAATGGTATTGTAGTCTATTATCACAATAACGACTAAGACATCTCGCTTCCTTCTTTTCAACCAATCTAGCAATATCTTGAAGGTGTTTTCTATTGGATAAATCAATACCCACAATATATCCATCTCCATCTTTTTTATAGGTTGTTTCTCTCACGTACTTACCTTCATCGTATAATTTTAGATAAGTAATCATCTCATCCCTTTTGTCTTTACATTCGATATTTCTTTCGTCAATTAGACGACGAATAACATCCAGTCTTAATGTTTCGTATTCTTTTGTTTCCATAACACAAATATACAAATTTAATTAAAAACAAAAAACCCCACATTTCTGTGGGGTTTTTTATATTGACAATCGTTAAGATTATCTTAAGGTATCCAAATTGAATGTAGTAATACCGTTCACAGTAATCACACCAAAATAACGGTTATTAACCATTTTCTTAGCGTAACGGGTCATGATACCTTTGATAGGTGTCATAGTGAAAGGATTATACATTGTTGGAGTTAATTGTAGAGGTACATATGGAGCGTAGATGTAACCAGCATCCAATAATGATTTACCCTTATGTCCAATCAACACTTTGTTAGGTGGGAAGTATGGGTCACGATAAACCTGATATCTTCCAGAAAGTGAACCGATTTTCTCAATACCCATGTTGTATTGATCTTGCTCAGGTTCAGCGTTTGTTACGTGGAAGTATTCTAGGTCATCGAAAATTGCGGAAATCTCCGAAGATACCACAATCCAGTTTGCTCCACCTCTTAAGGTTGTTTTATGGATTTGAGCGGAAATTTGGTTAATTTTGGTAACCAATGTTTGGTTCCAGTCTTTCTGAGTGTAACCCATGAAAGGAGTGTTACCAGTTGCACCGTATTTCCATTCGTTGTAATCCCATTTAGATGTCCAAGCGGCACCTTTTCTAAGGTCACGTAAAATCTCACGGTCAACCTCAGCAGCGATTTGCTCTGACAATAATGAAGTTAATTCAGCTTCAGCATCAATGTTGTGGAATGCACTAACATCTTGAGCTAATTCAGGAGACCATGTAGCACGTAACTTTCTTTCAGTTACAGACACAGTTACAGACTGAAGGTCAAAAGAAACTTCACCAATCTGATCCTCAAATTCTAAAGTATCATATACTCTAAATTCTAATGTAACATCATCAGCAGTAAATGCTTGAGGAAGAACTAGATTAGAGAAACCTGATGTTGAAGAATAAGATTGTAAATCAACAGAAATGTAGATTGAACCTTCCTCATCACAGATGTCATTATAGTTTCCTGTAGGGAAACCAGATGCAGTAGATTTCTGACCATACTCAACAATACCTTTACCATACTTCTGTGTTACCACGTTGAAGTTTCTAGATACACCTGAGTAACTAACAGTAGCGGATGCTAAGAATTCCTCAGTATCCATTACGTTACCATTAGGTCCAATTAATTTACCCTGACCATCTTTAGTGAAACCAGAGAATTTAATAATTACTGAAGATACAGAAGTACCAGTAATTGTTGGTGCACTTACAGTTGAAACTACACCATTTGAGAATGTAACAATTGCGTCTCCGTTAAGAGTTACTGCAGAATACTCACCTTTTGAATAGTCAAAAAGACCGGTATCTGCTGCGTTACCATCACCTGACTCATAGAAACGATCGTAAAGGTTTCTTGCAGTTGCAGGATAACCAGCACCAGCACCGTTACTAGTGTTAGGCCATCCATAAGGATGATAATGTGCCTCATTATTTCTTTCCTGAATTTTAGGAATGAAATAGAATAACTTACCGATTGGTAAGTTCATAGCTTGTACAGACACGATGTCGTTAGCTAATAATTTAGAAAACACGCGTCTGATGATAGGGAATACAACAGTTTCGAAAGAACCTGATGCGTCCGCAACCGCAGCTTCATTAATTAAATATGATGCTTGGTTTTCATACAACTGAGCGATGTTGTCTTTTTGATGTCCGTCTAGTCCCTCTAAGAAACCTAGGTCATCCCACTTTTTAATGGTATCTTCTTTGATAACACGAAGGTGTTTTAAACCGATGTTACCAACCATACCTGATTCTAATAATGCTCCCATTTTGTTTTTTTTTAATTTTAATTTATTTTATTATTATTTTATTTTTGCCATCAAATCTTTCATTCTTCTGAACTGAGGATTCTCATAAGCCTTAGACTCTGATAAAATCTCAGCAGAACTAGAAGTTGTTGGCGTTGTAGAGATTTTCTCAACTACGGATTCAGTAATAGGTTTTCTAGATACTAATTCATCCTTAATTGAGGTATATAATTTTTTGGATTCATTCATGGTAGAAACAGTATCAAATCTCTTTAAAATTTCTAGTTTCTCCTTTTTTGTTGTAGAATGTTCTGTGAAAAGACGTGTAGCGTAAGCTAAATTAGCATTGAATACCGCAACTTCGTTTAGTTTCTCCTTGAAAAGAACTAGAGCTTTTTTATACTCATTATTCTGTTTTTTCAAGTTTTCAACTTCTTCATTAATTGGGGCACCTGCTCTGAACACTTTCTTACCCTTGATACCAAGACGATTTGCACCACCTTTGTCACCATGAGCATTTGTTTTTGTTCTTGCAGCTTCAGTAGCTTCAACTTTTTTAGATTCCTCATCTTCTTCAGTTTTTGACTCCTCTTCTTCTTCCTCACCTAACTCGATTTCATATACGGTTTCTTCATCTTCCATTTTAGATTCTTCCTCCATTTCGGATTCATTCCAATCTTCTGAAATATTAGATTCCTCTTCGTCGAGTTTGATGATAAATTCATCATCACCTGTTTCTAATGATATATCATCACCATCTTTTTTAACTACAACACCATCTTCGGGTTTCATTGACTTAAATACTTTCATAAGCTCATCATGTGAAGCTTGTGTCATATCCATAACGTCATCATCTGATGATGGACTATCAACATCCATATCTGAATTCATATCCGTATCCATATCTGAATCGATATCGGATTCTTCCTCTTCCTCTTCGGAGTCAGACATTTCTTCTTCCTCTTCGGATTTAGACATCTCCTCTTCCTCTTCAGGTTTAGACATTTCTTCTTCCTCTTCAGGTTTAGACATTTCTTCTTCCTCTTCGGGTTTGGATACTTCCTCTTTTTTCTCTTCAGTACTTTCGTCTGACATGACTTTTGATTCTTCAGGAGTGGATGCTTCAGTTGATTCCTCCTCTTCTTCTTGTGATTCTTTAAGCAATTCATTTAGTTCTTGTTTCATAGTAGAAGCAAGTATACCCTTTGCATTTTGCTTAACTGCTTCCTCAAGTGTTTGAACTTGAAGTAACGCTTGTTCTAAAATAGATTTTTCTGCCATTTTGTTTTTTTATTATAATATAAATATCACGATTTTATAGAAAAATTCGTTTTTTAACCTCAATATCTGATATTTTTATTTCTTAGATAAGAATGAATCAAGATTAAACATTAATTTCTTCATTCTATCATCAACAATTGGTTTTTCTTGAACCATTTCTTGATATTGTTCTCTTTCAGAAGGATCTGAAAATACATATGCACCTGGTGTTGATGGGGATGATACCAAATCAAAACAAACTAATTCAAAATCATCTTGAACAATATTTTGACCTTTAACTTGTTTTAATGAACCAACACCTCTTGATGATATACCTAATGTGGCTCCATTCATTATCAACATTGCGGCTTGGTCACCCTTAGTAGATACAATACCCATCTTTTTCCATCCCGGTGAGGTAAATAACTTAATTTTACCCATTAACATTTTACCTTCCCACCACGTTTCCAATATGGAATGAGAAACTCTATCTAAGTCAATAAGTGAAGATGTTGGGTGGTTTAACTCATTTAATGCACCACCTTTTTTAATTAGAGATTGATATTTTTCGTTTTCTCTTTTAAGAATTACTTCCGGATATATTCTTCCGTTTTTGTTAGGGGTATCATATTTTTGTAAAACAGCATAAAGAATCAGATCTTGTGAAAAATCCATATTCTTCATTTCGGAAATTAAATGTTTATTATCCTCAGGGGACACGTGACCCGCGTCGTATTCAATTAAAAGATGTCTACCGTCTTTGAATTTTATCTCATTCATATCCCAATAAATATCGGGATATTATGATTATTTCTTAGTTTTATAAAAATTGAACAATGTTTTATCATTTAGTCCATTGTCAACAATTGTTTTCATTAAATTTTTAATTAGTTCCCTTGTCTTTTTTGTTTTTATTTCTAAGAAATTATTAACATATAATGTTATTTCTAAATTCATAAATGATTTCTTTTTAAGTTTTATCCCATTTGTTCGTATGTCTAAATCAACAATACTTTGAGACTTAAAATTATCGTCATTTAAGTTCATTATTATATGTTTTATTCTTTTTTTTGAAGATATTATCTTCCTATCGAAATCATCCGTTTCGTTACTAGGTTGAATCCAAGAATTTAATTTTAAATAAATTGTTTTTAAATTTTTAAAATCAACTGTACCATAACCCATCTTTACATTATCGTATACTCCTAAAGGAATATATTTCCCGTTTTTCATTTATCTCATTATAATATTATATTTTATGGTGTTTTTAAAAAAATATGTAAAATATTTTAATTAAACAAAAATATTCGATATATTTAAAATATAATATTTAAAATATGTTAGTAATAGAATTAAACAAAGAAAAGAACATTGAAAACGCTCTTAAAACATTAAAAAATAAAGTTCAAAAGACTAGATTAATTCAGCAATTAAGAGAAAGACAAGAGTATGTAAAACCTTCAGTCAAAAGAAGAAGTGAAATACTTAAAGCAAAATATGTCCAAAAAAAGAGAGAAAGTCTTGATAATTAATCTAGACCTTTCTTTAATTCTTTTAGTTTATAATAACCGTATTTAGATGGTGTTGTTTTAATAACCTCATCTTTTACATTTTGTAATTTATCTAAAAAGTCGATTTCTAAAGATTCTGATAAAAGATTATTAACTTTAGATATTATATTTTCTTTTAATTCTTCGGTTTTTGTTTTAATGTCATCATCTGACATTGCTACTATATTTTTAAAATCTTCCTTTTCTTCTTCACTTAATATGTGATTATACAACACATTAAAATTATTTACTAATACCGAATGCAATAAGTTTTCATTTTGTGAGAAATTTTGAGGTACTCCAGACTCTGTTATATCTTTTTTACTTGTTAGATGTTCTACTAAATCTATCTTAGCTCTTACCTTTGATTCAATGTTTAATAAGTTATCTTCTTCAAGAAGACTATCTAATGAATCATATACAGCAAAATACTTTGTCTCAATATCACCAATAGAATTGTCTAATTTTTTAAGTGTTTCGGAAACTAATTTATTTTTACCTTTTAATGAACTACTTAATTCATTCACATACTGAATTGCGGTCTCCTTATCTTTAAAGTATTGATTCTCAACTTTTTCATATAAAAGATATAACTCTTTAAAGTTTTTATCTTCATTTATAATATTCATTAATTTAGTAACATCTTTTTTGTTAGTGGTATATGATTCCAACATCTTACTAAAAAACTTATTTTTTATTTGTCCGAATTTTTTCATTTTAATTGTCGTTTAATATATCTTTCAATTTATTTTCTATTTCATAAATATTCTGTTGTGCCCTTTCTATATCAAATAATCCATCTAAAGAACTTGAATTAAATAATTTTGGTGCTTTTGATTCACTTAATGGAGGTTCCCCAGCTGGTGGTGGTGTTGGATCAGATGACATTTCCGCACCCATTCCACCTTCAGGAGGCTGTCCCGAAGAACTTGATTCTAATTTCTTTCTTTCTTCTTCAGGAATTCCATATTTCTTATCGACCTCATCAAATACACCAGATCTCTTTATAATATTTTGTGTATTTGTTAATTCGGTACCCATTGCTCTTTCAAGTCTTTGTTGTTGTAAGTCAAGAATGATTTCAGAATCACTCATTCCTAAAATATTCTTTTTAGCCCAAGTATGTGATACAGGTAAAATACCGACCTGAGATTGGTCGGAAGTAGCGTCCTTATATAGTGTTATTTTTTCCTTCCACTGTTCTATTCTTAATAAGTCAGACTGTGCGGATGGGTTTGTTAACGTTAAATTAAAGTTATTTAATTCATCTTCAAGTCCTAAAAGATATAGATGTATTAATGCTACTTTATTAAGTTCTTGAACTAACGATTTTTGAATTCGATTTATAGTTCTGGCAAAACGTATATCCATTAAAGCTAAACTTTTACCTTCACCAACCACTTCTTCAAAACCTAAGAACGCCTTTGGTATTCTCAATGCCGCCAATAGTTTTTTCTGAATATATTCAATATCAGCAATTTCCCCAAGATTTTGTGCTCCTGGTAATGTTTCAATTGGATTAGTTAATGATGGGTCACGAACAGGTATAAAGTAATCTTGATCAACAGACATTTGATTGTATCTCATATCCACCTGACCATTCTTTGGGTCGGTAATCTGATCTCTTTTAAATTTATTCGCTATTCTTTGTACGTATGCCTCAATATCTTTATCATCCATGTTACCAACGAATACTTTAAACACACGTCTTTCAGGTGCTCTTGATGTTCTATAAATTAACATCGCGTCTTCAGCAAGTAAGAGTTGTTTCCATATCCTTCTTATTTTATCTAACATTGAAGTACCGTATGGTAATTTTCTGTCATCACCTAATAATCTAAAATGTGCGATTTCCCATGACTGAAATTCCAAGTCTTTATTTTTCCACTGGAATCTCAATTCTCTGGTTGGCATCTTAATATCTTTTTGATTTGGAGTCTTTGATGATGCACCCTCCAATCTTTCTATTTCTATATTTGGTAATTGTTGACAACCAATTATACCTTCTTCAGGATGTATTTTTAAATAAACGAAATTGTCACCGTACTTACATAGACCTCTCGTCCACATTTGTAAATTGGTGTTTATATCTAATTTATTATTAAATAAATCTTCAAGTATTTTTTTAACTCTTTCAGATTCAGAATATATCGTTAAAATTTGTCCTTTTTCAGATACCGTTGTTGATTCTTCAGCATAAATGTCAAGAGCCGCAGATATTTCAGGAGTAAATTCCATAGATTCGTAATCATAATATGCTGCTAATCTATTCGGTTCATAGTAAACGGATTGATTATATAACGATTGGTCTAACTTAGTCCATTTATCTGTGATATATTGACTTTGTTGTGATTGTAAAAGACTTTTTTCAAACTCTTCTCTACTTGGTGTTTTTAAAAGTTCGTCTTTAGAAAAATTAAATGTGGGTTTTTCATCTGGTTTTGTTTGACCAGGAAACCCAAACATTCTAGTTAATTTTTGAAATATTGTTAAATTTTGATTTTCAGCCATGTATATAAATACTTTTATTATAATATAAACTTAATTACTCATATTTGAAATCCTATTTTCTTTTACCAAAAAGCCAAGAATATTCACTATATGCGTCTTTACTTACTTTCATTGGGTTATCTTTATGATAAAAGTCACCACTAACTTGTAATGCACCTAAAGGGTCTAATGTTGTTCCATATGAATAAAACGTCTTATTTGGTTCATATGTTCTTTCAGATAACGTCCATGATTCCAACATTGATTTATTTTGTGAATCGTTTCTTTTTAGTTGATTAAAACAAATTTCACCCGCATAAAGAGCCATTGATAAACTCATTATTGAGTCATCGTGAGCCCCTTTCATGTGGTCAGGTCTTCCATTTATATAAACAAATGTGTTTAATTCATTTAATAATCTATTAGACCTAATTGAAAACCCTTTTCTGACCTGTTCTTCAAAAGACGCAATTATTTGTGTTCTTTTATTATTAAAATTTAAACCGGGAATCTTCTCAATACCTTTTTTATTATATTCCCATATATTTTGTGTATTAACACCATCAATAAATAAATTTTTATAATTCATTTCTTGTAGTTTTCTGGATGTTGCAACACCCATACCACCCGTAATATCAATTACAATAAATGAATCATATAAAACCCCCCATTTATATGCGATTGACGCCAAATCATCTGGTGGTATTTTTCCAATGTATTCAACAACTTGTTCCCTATCATCAAAATCAATAATGTTTATCGAAGAAAAATCTTCACTATCACCTCTACTAACATCAACCCCCATTATGTATCTATGTCCTTCTATTGGTTCTTTCCATTGCCAAAATGTTCCCTGCATATACTTTTCTTTAGGAACCCTTATCATATTTTTAGCAATATTATCTTGTACATCACTAGGTATAATACCATCACCAGAACCTAAGAAATCACACTCCAATTCCTGTGCAATTTTCCTTTTGTCATATTTGAATTTCTTTGACATTGATTCAAACCATCCTGAAAATGGTTTATATCCTTGCTCCTCATATTCTCTATATTTGTTAATATCAAAATCATGTAACACAACTTTATCATCATCATAAAGTTCTCTATTCAACATATAATGAACAATATCCTCACATTTTACCCATCTTAAATCCTTTGTGTATCGAGGGTCCTTAAACCATCTTAAATCTGTAATATGAAAATCATTTATTCCACGTAACGCTTGGTCATATACACCATAATAAATTGGGTCAAAACCATTTGGTGTAGATATTAATATTATCTTACCACCTGTAGAAAGAGACGCCATAGATGCTGCCCAAAAATCATCACCCGCCTCAATATATGCCGCTTCGTCAAATACAAGAATGGTTGGTGTATAACCACGTAAAGCGTCGGCGGATGTTGCAACTGCTTTAACTTCACAACCATTATTTAATTTAAATCTACTTTCAGCGTTTTTATCAGGTGAAAAACCAACATTAATCCATTCAGGCCATTGTTCTAAGAATGCTCTTATTTTATTGGCCATTTCAATTGCGGTGTCTCGTTTGTTAGCAATTACAAGAACTCTTTCAGGATTTTCTGGTTTAGCGAATTGTAATCTCTTTGATATCCATGCAGCTGTTACCGTAGTAACACCGGCCTGTCTATACTTTCTTGTTATATTTTCATTATACTTTTCGTAATCATTAAGTAACTGTATTTGGTCAGGAAATAATTCTAACGGTACAAATTTCTTTTGTGTATTATCGTATGTTTGTAAATAGGTTTTTAATGCGTATGGGGTATCCTTAAGTATTTTAGCGTACTCCTTTAATTGTTCTATTCTTTGATTCATATATTATAAATATAAAAAAAGGTGGTTAAAACCACCTTATTGTTAATTGTCTTTTGGACGATCTATACCTAAACTATCCAAAAATCCGTATAAATCATCATCATCTGTTTCATTAGTTGTTTGTTCTAAATCATTTCTAAATTCTTCAACTGATGATTCATATTCTTGATTATTTAACATCATCTCAATACCTGTTACAAAATCATCCATCATTGTTTTTCCTCTTTCAGAACCTGAAACAACTTCTTTCAAGAATACAAAAAATTCTTTTGCGGGTAATTTAAAAATATTAGTTAAAATATAATTTTGCAGTTCTTTTTTTGAATCGTCTCTTAAAATTCTTTCAGGAAATTGACTTCTTATTCTGTCCCATATTGGGGGACCAAGTCTTAAATCCCACATTTCTTTTTCTAATGTATCTTCACTACTCTCAACGTCTTCGAACCCTTCTTCACCTTCAGGTCTTCCTTGAATTGCAAATAGTTCTAAAACGCCCTTAATTAATTCGTGAACCAATACCGGAAAATTAATACCTCTAGCCACGACTTTCGCTGTTCCATCCTCATCTTCTGGTCTTTCTACATTTTCTTTACCGGCAACACTATTACCCATCCCTCTAATTTGTTCATCACTCATTTGCCAATAATTGATATCATTTACGGACATCATAACACCATATAAATTTAATAATTCATTAGAACCCGTAACTTCTCTAAGTTTATCTGAAACTAAATGATACATGTAATGACCTCTTTTAGACGCCCCCTGAATTATGGCGTTAATCATTCTACGTTTGGCTTTTTCTAAATTTAATTTTTCTAAATCACCAAGAAGTTCTACTTCAACATCCAAATTAACTTCTTCTGGATTTTCTGTTTGACCTTCTTCTTTATTAAAATCAGTACTATCTATCTCACCCATACCAACAATCTTAGCATCAAATTCAACAGAACCTTCAGGAATACCCATTTCATTCATTACAAGTTCCACCGCTAATTTTTCTAATTCTTCTCTATGTGCGGATTCAATTCTAACTATCGCATTATGTGCATTCATCATCATTGAAATTAAAGGAAACATTCCTTCCATACCTCTAACATTTGGATTTTGATTAGTATATTGTCTAATCCTTTCTACCACCTGTTTATATCTTTCTGACGCTAATAATTCTTGAAAATTTTTATTTGGTTCATTAGTAGATGGTAAAGGTACTTTCTTTAATGGAGTATCTTTTTGTTGTAGTTTTCTTTCTATACCCGGGTCTGGTCGAGCAGGAAGAGAAGGGTCAAACTCCATAGCCATCTCTTTTAAATTTTCTTTAATTAATTTTAATAATTTTTTTTTATCTATCTCCATTGTAATTTTTCTTAATTAGATTTTGATTTGACATTATTTTCTTTAAGAGCTTTAGGTTTTGGATTTTTTCCTGGACCTGGTTGATATGGAGTTTTAGGTTTTTTACCCGGTTCTACCTTTGGTTTAGATGGTGCAATTGTTGGTTTATCTTCAGAAATTTCATGAGATTTAATCGAATCGTAAGTTAAAAAATCTGGTAAAGATTTATCATCATTTTTAACATTAGTTTTATTTAATTTTTCATTAATTAAATTCATGATATCGCCCTTAGATGTAAATGGGTGATATTGTTTTTCAGTTAAGTCACCTACCCAATTTTCAATTTCCTTGCTCTCTTTTAATTTTTTTAATGTCATCGCAAGTCTTGCTCTCTGGCCTAATTTTCCACCTTTTTTTGCTGCTGACTTTAGTTTACTAACTGGAATTGTTTCATCCTTTTTAACACCCAAAGCCTTTTTAAGTGAACCTTCTTTACTTGGATGGATTGCTTTTTGAATCCATTTTTCACCTTTTGTTTCGTTAGTTTGTTTTTTCTGTTTTCTTAAAACTTCAAAATCATCTTTAGTTATTTTATCTTTGGGTTCAGCTTTACTTGCAATATTTTTAATTTGTTTATTTGTTAATTCTTTATCTTCTTTCATTTCATTCTCATACGCAACAAACGTTCTGCCCTGTGTTTTTAAGGTTTTTTCATCTGGACTACCACTTTTAACATGTGGCATCTCAATACCCGCTTTAGTTGTTGCTGATATTTGTTCACTTATAATTCTACTATGTAATTCATTAAGTTGTTTATCAGTAAATCTTACCAATGTTTTTTCTGAAAAACCTTCTTTTATTAAGTCGGAAACTATCTTTTCTCTTTTCATAATTGTTTAAATTTTATCTCTTCTTTTATTAAGTGAAACCCTCTATCTTTTAATTTTGTTGTTACTTTATCTAATGACTCACCAAACATAAAATTAAGTCTTTGAACATCTGAATTGATATCAAATTTTTCCCATGCCAACGAAATAATACCGTCAACGGCATCTATAATTCCGAAATAATCGGAATTTTGAATTAATTCTAAGTCAATGTCTGAGTTTTTTAGTAGACCAACTAAATCAATATATTTTACATCTGGAGACTTTGATTCTGACGTTGATGTTGCGGGAATTGCAAACCACTCATCTATATCAAGTTCAGTAGAATTACTAAAAATAAATTCATACTGTTTTTGACCTTTATAATCTGAACCAATCTCATTAATGTAAATTAATTTCATTATTTAAAATGTTTTGCGAGTATCTCATCAACACTCTTATTGATTTGTGTTTTAATTTCATCCAAATCAAGTTCAACTAAATTATCGTTTTCTTCTTTCATTGCGTATTTACTCAAATCAATTTCTTTAGTTGATATCGGTGTATTGATAAATTCTTCTAATTCTTTCATTGCACCAAAATCCTCACCATCCTCTGGGGATGGAGGAGCAGTTTCTTCACCTTCAGGGGATGGTGTTTCCTCACCCTCTGGCTCGGGAAGTTCTTCACCCTCGGGGGATGGAGTTTCCTCACTCTCTGGAGATTGAGACTCTTCTTCTCTATCAAATTTCTTACCTATTTCTTCTAAATCTTCAAATTCTAATTTATTTAAATCTACAGCAGATATTATCATATTAAGAACATACTTAATATCATCACTCTCCATTTTTTCTTTTTGATCTCTTAATTCTTGGCCAAGTTTACCGGCGAATTTTTGAACTTCCGCCATATAATCTGAACGTTTAGACTCACTTGATCCTTCATCGTTTGATGGTTCTGTTGTCTTAATAGGTTCATCAGCATCTACAGGTTCTGGAGCCGCGTCGGGCATAGGTAATGGTACCTCTCCAGCCGGTTCTTCAGATTCTGGTGATGGTGGGGGTAATTCTGATGGAGTCTCTGAACCTACAATTGGTTCTGATGGCTTCTCCTCAGTCTTTTTTTTCAAAACATATTTTGTGGCTTCACTAATTACACTTTCTTGTCCTCTTAGTAACTCAAGTCTTTTAAGAGCCTCAGCATATGATGAAAATCTATTCTTATTTTTCATAAACATACCACCAATATAATCGAGTGATTGTTCATTTAGTCCCTTTTTTACATAATAACCATCTTTTTCTTTTACAATACCATATACAGCACCGTTTTTAGATTCTTTAACTAATTCTACTTTATTAGATGATTTATTTTTATTTTGATTATAGTAAGTAAGTTCAAGGATTCTTTTTAATTTATCATCCCCATTTAATTTCTCACTACCAAGTGGCTTTAAATCTCCCATTTTTAATTTTTTTTAATAAAACTATTATTATCCTATAAATACATAGATAAAACAAAAAAATTAGACATCATTACTATCTAATCGATAATTTTTTATCGATAAAATGATTTTTCATATCCAATAACTTCTCAATATAACCATTTCTTCTTAATAATTTGAAAGTTAAATTTTCATATGAATACTCCCCACCTTTCTCAAGACCAGATTTTCTAAACTCTTTTAATTTATCCTTTAATTTGGTTATTTCATCAATTACATTAATACCTGATTTCATTTTATTGTATAATAAATCTATTTTTTTAATGTAATCTTCACCTTTTTTAAGTATTTTATCTTCATCTATTTTATGAATTTTCTTTTCTGGTTTTATAATCCATTTGTTATTTAAAATGGAATATATCCCCGTTGACTCATGTTTTTCATTTACATCCTGAACATAAATCTCCACATCATAACCCTTTATTTTAACATCATGATTTTCATTCCAAATATTCTTCTTAGCGTCAAAAAATTCTTTAAATATTTTTTGTGTAATACTATCATTGAGATTATCCCCAATTTCATTAAAATCAATTAATATGTGTAAATCAACGTCCGAATACTCAGACCAATTATAATTTGATAATGACCCCGTAAGAATTATGTCGTGTATAAAAAAATCCACCCCCAAAGAATCGATGAAATTATCAGCAATTTCTAATAAACTTTTTCTAACATCGTTACGCATTAAAAATTCACCATCTGATTTCATAAAAATTGAATCGGATAGTGAATCTTTGGTTTTAAAAGACTTAACTATTTTTTTATCTTCATCTGAATATTCTAATAATTCGTCAATTAAACTCATTCTATTCTTTTATAGTTATATTTTTTTGCGATGTTTAAGTTAAAAAATTTACCCTGTGAATCGGCCATTCTAAATTTAGTGAATAAAGACCAAGGTACTTTACTATACTCATAAACAAACCCATTATTAAAAGTTATAGTCAAATCTTCAGTCTCAGTATTATAACTCGCAGATTTTAAATTTGAAGATTTGATTTCAACTTCAATTACTTTACCATTAATTTTTTCTGAACTTATACTCATAATTTTTTTTATATAATATAATAAAAATTAATTATCTTTTCATAAATATCTATAATAAATAAAAAACCCCCGATTTTCCGGGGGTTCTTATTAGTTTAATGAGATTAACCTCTCCAATGGTTTCTTTCTTTCCAATGGTAAAATTAACTCTAGTACACCGTTTTCGACTTTACCCTCGATGTTTTTTTCCACCACATCGGTCGGTAATGAATATGACTTCTCAAAACTACTTACAAAATAAGTCCTTTCATTCTTTTCCTCTTTGTTATAGGAAATTGTTATAAGACCTTCTTTTGTGGTAATTTTAATGTCGTCCTTTGTCAATCCGGGTACACTCATTATCAGTTTATATTCGTTTTCATTCTTACGAATATTAACTTGTGGGATTTTGTTAATTTGTGTGTCTAATACTGTATCAAACACACTGTAAAATGGATCTTTGAATAGTGTTAACATAATTTTATTTTTTGTTATACTTTTAACAAATTCCTTACCAATATAAATAATATGACATTATGTCATAATTTATTTTATACAACACACACTTTGTCAGTATTTGTTTTTTAAAGTTTTTTCCATTATGTTTGTCATATAACAAAATTTTTAAATATGTCAGTAGATTTTTTTGAAGAAGGTTCGACAACAAATCAACCTAGAAAAACTAAGAAAAATTCCAACACCCCAATTCTTGATAATTTCTCTAGAGATCTTATCAAATTCGCGGAGGAGGGTAAAATTGACCCAATTATTGGAAGAGAAAAAGAGATTAAAAGAATTGCCCAAATTTTATCTAGAAAGAAAAAGAATAATGCGGTAATTGTGGGTGAGGCTGGTGTTGGTAAATCCGCAGTTGTTGAAAAGTTGGCATTGATGATACAAAAGGGAGATTGCCCAACTAATTTATTAGACAAAAGAATAATGTCGTTGGATTTAACTTCACTTGTTGCTGGAACAAAATACCGAGGACAATTTGAAGAAAGAATTAAAGCCATTCTTAATGAACTAAGAGAGGCCCCTAACGTAATTCTTTTCATTGATGAATTACATACTATGGTTGGAGCCGGAAATGCCAGTGGTTCTATGGACGCAGCAAATATTTTAAAACCCGCATTAGCTAGAGGTGAAATACAATGTATTGGGGCTACAACTCTTGATGAATATAAAAAATCAATTGAAAAAGACGGCGCATTAGTTAGAAGATTCCAAAAAATCATTCTTAGAGAACCATCATTATCTGATACAGTTGATATTTTAAATAAATTAAAAAAGTCATATGAAGAATTTCATAGGGTAACATATGAAGATAAGGTCATAGAAAATATTGTCAAATTATCTCATCGATATATTACCGATAGACAATTTCCAGATAAAGCAATTGATGTTATGGATGAGCTTGGTGCCGAAAAAAGAGTATCAAGTAAGATTCCAGAATTTATTGATAAACTCAGGAAAGAAATTGATGAAGTAAAAGATAAAAAAATTCAAGTAGTAAAAACACAAAATTATGAATTAGCAGCTAAACTCAGAGATGAAGAAAGAAAACTAATAACAAAACTTGATGAGGAAAAAAATAAGTGGTCCGATAAACAAAAAAATAATAAAATTCCAATATTTCTTGATGATGTATATGAAATGATATCACAAATTACTGGTGTACCAATAAGTAAATTAGACACAAAAGAAAGTAATAAGTTATTAAAAATGGAGGAAGTATTAAATGAAAAAATAATTGGACAAGAAGAGGCAATTACATCAATATCAAAAGCAATCAGAAGAAATAGGGTCGGAATAAAAGAAGCGAATAAACCAATAGGATCCTTTATATTCTTAGGTTCTACAGGAGTTGGTAAAACTTATTTAGCTAAATCAATTGCCGAAATGTTATTTGGAAGTCCAGATAAAATCATTCGTGTTGATATGAGTGAATTTATGGATAAACATACGGTATCTAGATTAATTGGTTCACCTCCAGGATATGTTGGTTATGAGGAAGGTGGTCAATTAACTGAGAAAGTTAAAAACAATCCATTTTCTGTAATTCTTTTTGATGAAATTGAAAAGGCACATAAAGATGTGTTCCACATATTTTTACAAATATTGGATGAAGGACATTTAAATGATTCATTTGGTAGAAAAGTTGATTTCACAAATACAATTGTTATTATGACCTCAAACATTGGAGCAAAAAAAGTTTCAGAATATGGGTCTGGAATGGGATTCGCAACATCATCAAGCGAAAAACAGAATTATGAAATCAAAAAAGGAATTATACAAAAGTCATTAAAGCAACACTTTAACCCCGAATTCTTAAATAGAATAGATGATGTTATTTTATTCAATTCATTAAATGAAAATACCTTAAGAAAAATTATCGGTATTGAAATGAATAAATTGATTTTTAGATTAAAAGAAAAGAATTACTTAATAACAGTTGATAAAAGTGTTACTAATAGAATTTTCGAATTAAATTCAAAAGAAGAATATGGTGCAAGACCAATTAAAAGAATTATTCAAAACTTATGTGAAGATTACTTAAGCGAAGAAATTCTTAAAGGTAATATCATTGAAGATGAACCTTTTACTCTTAAGTTTAGAGATGATAAACTAATAATCTCGAAAAAAGTATTAAATTCTTGACTTTTTAAAAAAATATATATATTTATATCTCATGAGGCTTCTTTGTCGATGTCCTTTTCGTTAGTATAAAAGTAAGTGAGGTTGAACTCACCGAAAGACCTTAAACCCCAACAAACTTTGTTGGGGTTTTTTTTATTGAATTTATTGATTTATAGTTATTTTTTTCTATATTTACGGAAGTATGATTAAACAATTTTCTTTTGTTGCTATTTCTCTCATTGTTATGATTGTAATGGCTTGTGGTTCAGGATCTACCACAACCGAATCAACAGATTCTAATACTAATGTCACTGTGGATAGTGTTTCGTTAAAACCCGTACCAGTTGACACTACCGTTATGAAACGGTAAAAAACTATATTAAATTGGGGGAGTAGATAATATTCCCCCTTTTTGATATTTATTTAAAAAGAAATGGAAATTAATCAATTTACCGGAGATTTAATTTTAGTGAGGGGACTACCGGGGTCAGGTAAAACAACATTGTCAAACATAATCTTAATGTGGCCTTCATCCGAGAAGCCAGATGTAATTTCTTCTGATGATTTTTTTGTTAATGAAAATAACGAATATATATTTGATCTATTAAAAACAAAAGAAGCAATTAATGATTGTCAAAATAGATGTGCACAAAAAATGAGAATTGGGACCCAAAGAATTGTTGTGGCGAATACCTTTGTTGAAGAATCTGAAATGGAACCATATTTCGAAATTGCCAAAATGTACAATTATCGAGTACATACAATTGTTGTTGAAAATAGACACGGTAGTAAAAATGTTCATGGAATCCCCAAAGAAAAGATAAGGGAAATGAAGAAAAAATTTAAAATTAAACTTTAAACTTATGGTTAAAATATATTTGGACGACGTGAGAACTCCACTTGAAGATGGGTGGATTGTAGTAAGAAATTATATTGAATTTGTTGATGAAGTAAACAAACACGGTTTAGATAATATATCAACAATTTCATTAGACCATGATTTGGGTGATGAAGCTATGACAGAATACTACTCCAATGTAAAACACAATAACGAATTGGATTATAATAACATATCTGAAAAAACTGGAATGGATTGTTGTAAATTCTTAGTTAATAAAAGTGTTGAAGAAAATAAAACACTCCCACAGATTTATGTTCATTCAGCCAATCCCATCGGAAGCTATAATATGATGTCATTTATCAATAGTTATCTTAAATTTAGTGGTGAAATGCCCACATGTGAAAAAATAAAAATACCACATTCATTACATGAGTCTCATACTATACCTTTGGAAGAACGAAGGTTAAAATGGGACAAATTTTTTAAACTAAACAAACCTAAAACCGATGACTAAAAAAGTAAGTAACAAAAAATCCAAAAAAGAATATTCCCTCCAAATTGAGGGCATTCATAAAGACTTCAAAGATTTTTTTGATAATAACAAAGGAATAATTTACACTAAAGTTATTGATATATTTCAGGAGTTTAAAACATCCAGAAAAAAGTCTATAACACTTTCTGTTGTTGCTCAAATTGATAATATGGAGTGGGATACTAAATTTAATTTTTTTAAAAATGAATCTATTGTTTTAAAAAGAGATATCCTACCGTATTTTGAAACTATTGAAGATTATGAGACTTGTCAAAAAATAAATAATCTTTATAATGATTTGACTTCATCAAATTAATTTAATACATTTTAAATGTATCTGTTAAGATACAGTTGTTATTTTTGTCAAAAAGCCCCACTTATGTGGGGTTTTTTATTCCTCAGAAGATGTATTTGATTTTTTATTGATGTATTTGTCAACTGAACCAATACCTAATGCACCTAATGTCATAATAAGAAATGAATTAAAAATAAATTCATTTACTACTAAATCTTTTCCTAGTGCACCAGTAATAATATCCGCAAGTGCGAAAATCACCATTATACAAAATGATGCAAATCCAATTACAGATTTCTCATTTATATTATTTTCATCATTAAATAAATCGTGAAAAAATTTCTTAATACCACTTAATTCAATTTTTATTTTGTTGTTTGTTTTCTCCATTTTCTTCTAAATTTTTAACTTTTTTATTTATGGTGTGTATTTGATTTGCGTGACCATTTAACATATCTTTCAAAAGTTTTTGTTGGTGCAAAATAATACTATCCTTTTTTTTCATTTTAATTTGTTCATTAAGTAATAGTGAATCATAATAAGTTCGTTTTTTGATTATTTGTAATTCTTGATTTCTTATGTAATTTTTAAACATAAGAGACATGAATGTGAGGAAAATTAATACCCCTAAAGAAACAATAATCAATTCTTTAATTTTCATCTTATTTTGAAGTTAATTCCTTAATTTGGTTTTCCAATTGTTTATTTTTTTCTGTCAATTCTTTTATAAGGTCATTGTCATCATCTCCAGTGATTTTCTTAATAGAAACCGCCATAGACCCAAATAGAACCGAAACGAAAGCAATTAAAAGCTCACGGTTACTAGCTGGCATTTCATTAGACATTAACATAAAGAAAATCATTATTGCAACTGCAATAACTAAAAGAGACCCAATAAAGTTTACGATTTTTGATGTATTCATAGTTGTTATTTTTCTTGTCAATAAATATATGGTTGCCAATATTAATACAGTATTTGCTTATGTTTCTTTAAAACCTCATATCCAAAGTCTATTCTTGATTTTACTTGTGGTATAGAGAATTCGACAATATCTGACAATTCTTGAATCAATACATCATTTTCACCTTCTAATTGGGGATTGTCAAAAAGATATATATATTTATGTTTTTTAAAATTGGACTTTAAATTATTTATGGACTCCTCAAAATTCGTTAATTCAATAACCATCTTTTCCATATGTAAAAGATGAGGAGAAACTACTTTATTTATAAATGATGTTTCAACAGATTGTAAATAAGAAAATAAAACGTATTGTTTATGTTCAAAATCTATTGGGGTTTCATAATACCATGTTAAAGGCAATGTGGTTAACATAAGATATCTTTCTATATAAATATTTTTTGATTTTATAAAATAGTCATATTTATATACTTATATATTAAAAAATTTTTAAGTTGGATTTTTTTTCATATATTTGTTAAGTGGTTCATTGACATATTGACAACACACCTCTGTTTGTTTGATTCAGATTATTTGTTATTTTTACATGAAAATACCGGGTTGTCGTAAAGGTAGCCGAGGTGGACTTAAAATTCACTGGACAAAAAATGTCCGTGAGGGTTCGATTCCCTCACCCGGTACACAGATGTTGAAAGCCGAGGTCGCATAGCGGTTGATTGCACCTGACTTGTAATCAGGACTCGTAAGGGCACGTAGGTTCGAATCCTATCCTCGGCTCAATAATGATAAAAAAATATGAAATTGATATTATTTTTAATTGTTACGTATATTGTCTGTATGACAATCGTTTCAATAATAGAACATCTTGCAAATAAATTGAATAATAAAAATTAGAATTATGAGAACAATAAAAAAATTACTTAAAAGATTATTATTTGGTAAACCACAATATATGAGTGTGTTTAAGGATAAATATGGTAATAAATACGGAGGCACTATTTATGATGATCAAAATAAATCTGTAGTAGATTTTACTGGCCATATTGAAGAACCTGTTTATTTAGGTAAGATTGAAATATATTAAAACTTAGTCAGGTGGCGGAATTGGTAGACGCTAAGAGTTTCTTTAATGAGGTGGTCTTAGAGTAGCTGACACACTTAGATATGACAAGGT